AAGCATTCTAAAACTTCCGACAATTTTATTTGCTGTTCGTTCCATTTAAAAATCAATGTTCCATAAGGTTTTAACACTCTCATACACTCATCAAACCCCTGTTTTAAATCTTGTGGCCAAGTATCAGATAACTTTCCGTATTTCTTGGCCAACCAAGAACTTTCACCAACTTTCAACAAATGTGGTGGGTCAAATACAACCATAGAGAATGTATTATCGTTGAATGGTATGTTACGAAAATCAGCTATTATATCTGGCTTTATTTCTAATTTGCGTCCATCACAAAGAGTATCTTCTAACTCTCTGCAATCCATAAAACATACATTAGGATTTTCCTTATCAAAATAAAACATCTTGCTTCCACAGCAAACATCTAATATAGGCTTATTCAATCACTCTCACCCACTTTCAATAAATCCATAAACTTCTCAAACTGTTTCTGCGACACCTTGTTGTGCTTCTTATTGTCTCTGATTTCGATTTTAAGGTGCTTTT